TTTAATTCAAAATCCATTGAGCTGCCAACCCCTGGATTAGACCTGGGCGACAATGAAACAAGCTTAATATTAGAACTTGCGGATGTTCCTGGTCAAAAAACAAGGAAAATGACTCCTTCTCAAAAGAATGTTTACGCAGCATTACAACAAGCAATTAATGAATGCGGAGTAACAGAACCAAGCGAAAGAATACCAGGTAAATGTACAACTATTGATATGTGGAAATTGTATTCTTATAACACAACAATCTCTACTTCGGACAATGAAGATGCTAAAAGAAAGGCATTTACCAGGGCTGCAAAATCATTAAAAGATGCAGGATTTGTGGACATATGGAGAAAGTTTGCCTGGACAAAAGGACAAACAGCGGACGGACAAGTTGTCCAGGCTATAAATGGCAGTAAACCAGGGGTTGTAGACTAATGGACAAAAAACACGGACAAGAAAACGGGGGGTATTTGGACTTTGGACGGACAGGACATATCCCTAGGGATGTCCGTCCATTTGTCCAGGGAGGATTTGTCCTATGAAAATACAGATAAATAAACAAGCTTTGGACATCATTGATAAGGTAGATGCAATTAATAAAAAGATGAATGAAAAATGGGGTGTTGGCATTTTGGAAGAACATATGCCAAAGGTCATGGAAAAGTTTGAACGGCAGCATAAACGATTATTTGATGCCATTGATTCTAAGGATAATGCTGTAATATACAAAGAGGCCACACAAACTATAAAAGCCTGGTCATATATTGATAAAAAAGCTGAACAGATAATTGCAGCAGCACCACCGCTGCTCTGGAAAGTAAAACATAGCAGCGGACATATTTTGCATGTCCATAATTCACAAGACCCAATTAAACATGAAGGTATCGTGTTTTCGCTCCAGGAATTGGTTAAGTTTGTACCAGCCAAGGTCATAGAGCTTAAATTACAAATAAGAGCAACAGTAACCCAAGTAAAGGAGATTAATGATGACAAGTTGGTATAACTTTTGGTTTGCACCTCGTCCTAAAAAGATAGAATGGAACAAACTATCTAAGCTAGAACTTGAGGCCCTGGGAAGAGAACATGGCATTGAACTGGATCGTAGATTAAAAAAAGCAACACTTATAAGACAATTGCAAAAGAAAATTGTATGAGGACATTTAAACCAGCCATAAGACAATCAAAGCCAGAAACGAGAAGATATGCGGTGCTGCCAGCTAAATCTATCCAGGATGATGACATACATCCAACAACATTGCGTGTCCTTGGTGCTATTTGTTTACACACTAATAAATACGGCATTTGCTGGCCTTCAAGAGTTACAATAGGCCGTCATGTATCAAGGACTCCTAAAACTGTTTCTACCCACATTACAAGGCTAATTAAAGAGGGATATATAAGGAAACTAACAAAACGAGGTTATAAAATACCAGGTTGGAAAAGAAACTCAAGATACGCAACAAATAGATACCAGGTATTGTATGATGGAGTGCAAACTACCTTGCCAAGTAAAGAACAATTCTATGCTCCGAGGCCAAAGATAGCAGAGGAATATCCCGAAGAGTTGGAGGCAGAGAATAGTAAGGGGGTTAAAGGGGGAGAAAAACAGGATGTTTCTAGTATTGCAAGAGCATTTTGTAATGGAGTGCAAAAAGCATCTGGGGTGGTGCGAAATGTAGAGAATCAGACAAAAGACGCAGAAACCTTGGCAGAATTGATGGTGAGTCCAGAAGAAGTAGAGGAGGCCACGGTCAGTATGACTTTGGAACGCAGGAAACTAGGCCAAGACCCACCGTTGCAGCTTAACCAGGTTGCAATGTGGGCTGGATTACAGTAGATTTACAATAACCAAACGTTGGAATGGGAAATGAAATGACATTTGATGAAGCCTGGAAAGACTCAGTAAAAAGCAAAAAATGGCAGAAATCAGCCACTATTAATAAAAAAAAGGGCATACCCCCTTCCCCCGCCCGCCCTGCTACTCGTAGGGGGGTATCTCACGAAATTTTTGAGGAATCCATGAGCGAAGATAATATTAACAACCCGCCGCACTACAAACAATATAGCCTGGAAGCTATTGAAGGCATCAAAGGCAGCATGTCTAAAGACGAGTTCCAGGGATATTTGAAAGGAGCAGCGCTTAAATATTTGTGGCGCTATAAATATAAACAAGCGCCCGTGGATGATTTGCGAAAAGCCAAATGGTATTTAGATAAATTACTAGAGGAAGTGTGTAATGAAAGACCAACCATTAGCCGTGAGAAAAGCTAGAGAAGTTTTAGCTAAAGGCGATAAAGATGAGCGAGAAGCAGTAGTCCAGGAACTAGAGGCTATAGCGGCAAGTGAAGTAACAGATGTTATTACCTGGAATGCAGATGGTCATGTAGCTATGAAACCATCTGATGAATTGAGTCATGGTGCAAGGAAAGCGATTAAGAAGGTTAAAGTTACACCAACCAGGCAAGGGTCAAGTATTGAAGTTGAGATGCATGACAAGATGGGAGCGCTAAGAATGTTAGCCAAACATCATGGATTATTAGATTCGACAAGTGATGTTAATAGACCAAGTGTAATTGGGATTAATTTGAAAGGGCCTAATGTAACCTATGAAGTTAAAGACAAAGACGAGAAGTAATTGGTACGGACAAGTTATGCGAGAGCTTCGTATAGATAGAGGCTTGACGTTAATGGATGTAGCGGAAGCAGCAAAAGTAGATGTGGAAACTATTAGACGTATTGAAATGGGAATATCAATGGGTCAATTTAGTTATGTGGAAAGAATATTTAAAATTTTAGATCACGAAGTGGAGATAGTACCGATAAATGCCGAGAGCGAAAACTTCAAAAGACCGTAGTAAGCGGAGAGAAAGAGTAAAACCTACTGAGGCTATTGAGGGCTTAGACTTAGATTTTTCTACTGCGCCTACAACCTGGAACTTTCTCCAGGACAATAGTTTCTTCCGAGGGCTGCTTGGGCCAGTTGGGAGTGGTAAATCGTATGCTTGTGCTGCTGAAATAGTAATGAGAGCGGTGCAACAAAAACCAAGCCCCGTAGATGGCATACGATATACCAGATTTGTGGTGGTTCGAAATAGTTATCCTGAGTTGCGGACAACAACTATTAAGACCTGGCTAGATTTATTTCCAGAAAATAGGTGGGGTTCAATGCGGTGGAGTCCGCCTTTGACTCATCATCTAAAGCTGCCGACTAGAGGTGAAGCTGCGGGTATAGATTGTGAAGTAATCTTCNTGGCATTAGACCAGCCGAAGGATGTCAGAAAACTCTTGTCCCTGGAATTAACGGGAGCTTGGGTTAATGAGGCAAGAGAATTGCCATTAGGTATTGTCCAGGGATTAACACACAGAATCGGGAGATATCCGCCACGGTCTAAAGGCGGATGTACTTATCGTTTTATTATTGCCGATACTAACCCACCAGATTCCGATTCCTGGTGGCATAACCTGGCTTTAAAGAATCCTATTAAGGGAAAGTACCCCTGGACGTTTTTTCAGCAGCCTGGAGGTATGATTGAAATTGAGGGTAAAACAGATGACTCAACTTTTGCGGCTGGTAAACATTGGATCGAAAACCCTAATGCCGAGAATATGCAGAACTTAATACCTGGATATTACTTGCAGCAGCTAGGCGGTAAGGATTTAGACTGGATACGGTGTTATGTTGGCGGGCAATATGCTTTTGTTAAGGATGGTAAGAGTGTATGGCATGAGTATGATGATACAAGTATGGTGGAAGATGCTATTGAATTGGATACATCCCTACCTATACAGATAGGATTAGACTTTGGATTAACTCCTGCTGCCGTATTTGGTCAGCGATTACCAAATGGACGGTGGAATATACTGTATGAAATTGTTACGGAGGACATGGGCCTGGAGAGATTTGCTCAAATATTGCTGCATGAACTCAATACCAGGTTTCAAAAGTGTGAACCTGAGATTTGGGGCGACCCTGCGGGGCAAAAAAGAGATGAAATATTTGAGGTAACAAGTTTTGACCATCTCCGCAGCCTAGGATTAAACGCAAAACCAACCGCATCTAATGATTTTATGGTAAGAAGAGAGGCTGGTGCAGCGCCTATGCTTAGGTATATTGATAAACGTCCTGCCCTGGTCGTGGATTCTGAGTGTAAAAGGCTGCGTAAATCCCTGGCTGGAGGCTATCATTTTAAAAGAGTGGGTATAAGTGGTGGTACAGATAGGTTTAGAGATGTGCCAGATAAAAACCAGCATTCTCATATTGGTGATGCTTATGCGTATTTGTTATTAGGTGGCGGTGAACATAGACGTATTACCAGGGGTGTATATAGAAATGCTTCTTTTGGATCGCAACAGATAAATGCTAACTTAGATTTTGATTTATGGTAGATATAGTAAGCTTTGCTAGAACTTTTTTGCCACCAGAAGCAACTATTATGCCTTACTCTCGTTCACATTATTACATGATGCAACTTAATAAATATCAAACAGCACTACAAAAAAACGTTCCTAATTATTTAGATTTTTTTGATGCTCAGGCTGCAAGCGGGCCTAACTTTACAATATTAAGAAATGGTATTCCAATGGTAGCAGCAGGATTTGTTCCGTTATGGCCAGGTGTTTTTGAAGGCTGGATGTTAAGGGATGAAAGAGTTAGTCCCCACGGAATACCTACAGCGCTGGTAAGTAAACGGATATTTAGTGGGTTACGTTCTATAATGGAACTACATAGGGTGCAATTCCACGTTCATAGCCTTGACACTAGGGCTATTAAGTATGCTAAATTTCTTATGTTTAAACAAGAAGGTTTAATGGAACAATATGCTCCAGATAAATCTAATTATGTATTAATGAGGAGATTATATTAATGGGTGGATTATTTAGAAGTCCTAAAATACCTGGGCCTGATCCTAGTATTGCGGAAAATGCAAGGTTAGAACGAGATCGTTTAAGAAGCGAAAAAACAAGTACTAATAAACAAATATCATCAAGACGTAAAGCAAGACGAGGTGGTAATAGAATGCTGCTTAATGCTTTACATGGTGGTACTGCTGGAACTAATGAAATGGCAGATATGACTGGTCTTTCAAGTACTTTAGGTTCTAAACAAGGATAATCATGCAAAAACTTACTGTTCCGCAAATTTTACAAAGATCAGAAAAAGCTGATAGTAGAAAAGAACAATGGCGCTCAATATACGAAGAATGCTATGAATATGGATTGCCGCAACGTAATTTATATGGTGGTAGTTTTGAAAATAATGTTCCTGGGACAAATAAATCGTCTAGGGTTTTTGACTCTACAGCGGTGCATTCTACACAAAGATTTGCAAACAGAATACAATCGGCATTGTTTCCGCCTTATCGTAAATGGTGTGCATTAGTTGCAGGAGAAGATGCTAAAAGAGAAGTAGATAATCCACAAGAGTTACAAGAGGCTTTAGATATATATACAGAAAAAATGTTTGCTGTATTAAGGCAATCTTCTTTTGACCTAGTAATGTCGGAGTTTCTTTTAGATTTATGCGTAGGTACTGCGGTTATGCTTATTCAACCAGGAGATGAGTTAACTCCTATACGTTTCGAGGCTGTTCCACAATACCTGGTAAGTTTAGAAGCTGGGCCAAATGGAACTATAGATAATGTGTATCGAAAACTAAGAATAAGAGGCGAAGCTGTTCAAAGGCAATGGCCTGATGCTAATATTCATGCTGTATTACAAAAAGCAATAGACGATAAACCAGAAGAAGATATAGAATTATTAGAAGCAACAATCTATAAACCAGACGAAAACATATATTGTTACCATGTTATAGATGTTAAAAATAGAGAAGAGATTGTTTATAGAACATCTACATCTACATCCTGGGTAATTAGTCGTTACATGACTGTTTCTAACGAAATAATGGGTAGAGGCCCATTGTGTAGCTGCATTGCTGACGTTAAAACATTAAACAAAACAAAAGAATTAATACTTAAAAATGCTAGTTTAGCTATATCTGGTGTGTATTTAGCTGCGGATGATGGAGTTTTAAATCCTCAAACTGTGCGTATACAACCAGGGGCAATAATACCCGTAGCTAGAAACGGTGGCCCACAAGGAGAATCATTAAAACCTTTACCAAAAGCGGGCGATTTTAATGTAGCACAATTAGTTATACAAGATTTAACAGCTAACATTAAAAAAGTACTTTTAGACGACTCTTTGCCCCCAGACACTATGAGCGCTAGAAGTGCTACAGAAATTGTGCAGCGCATGAAAGAGTTATCACAGAATATGGGTTCGGCATTTGGTCGATTGATTACAGAAGCTATGCTGCCAATTGTTAGAAGAGTTTTATTTATAATGGATTCTCAAGGATTAGTAGACATGCCTTTAAAAGTAGATGGCCAGGAAATTAAAGTTGTTCCCGTATCTCCCCTAGCCCAGGCACAAAGTTTAGATGAATTAGAAAATGTTATGAAGTTTGTGCAAATTAGCCAAGGTATAGGGCCAATGGGCCAAGTTGCTTTAAACCAGGACGAAACATTAGATTACATTGCTGATAAACTTGGAATACCTGGTAAAATTTTAAATAGCCAAGAAGAAAGAAAAGCTATGGTTGCCGAAATGACACAAATGGCACAGCAAGCAGGAATGATTCCTGGCGCTGAAGGTGAAGAGCAAGGAGAGCCACCAGTAGAATGAGTTGGGAAGATTTAAAATTAGTTCCTAATCCTGAAAAAAAGGAAGCGGAAGATATAGATATAATAATTACTAAAGTCTTTTCGACTAGAGATGGGGCTAAAGTATTATCATATTTAAAACAAATAACGATTGACCAGCCNACCTGGTATCCAGGTGAAGATGCGAGTCATGGTTATGCAAGAGAAGGACAAAATTCTATTGTCCGAGATATTTTTAAACGTATAGAGAGGACGAGAAATAGATGAATGATGCAACTGAGGCCGTTCAAGCTGAAAACCAAGAGGCCAGCGAAAACGAAAACCAAAGTCTTTTAAATCCAACAGTAACCGAAGAAAATACAGAAGAAACCGTAGATGTCGAAGAATCATCCATTAATCATCTTGCACAAACAGATGATGACGAACCAACAGTTAAAGCAGCCGAAGAAGAAAAGAAAGAAGCTGCTGAAAAACCTGAAAATGTCATTGACGCACATTGGGATAAAGATAAAGGCGAAATTAAAATAGACGAATTGTCAAAATCTTATCAAGAATTAAGAAACAAAATGGCTACTGGTAAGCATAAACCTCCTAAAGATGGCCAATATAAAACAGATTTTGTAGAAGGTTTAGAGCCTGACGATCCTATGATGACCGATTTTGTAGAGATTGCTAAAGAAAACAATATGAGCCAAGAGTTATTAGAACAATTAACGGGTTTTTATTTAAAATCGCAAGAAGGTTTAGAAGAGCAAATAGGTTTTAAACAAGAAGAAGAATTAAAAAAATTAGGAAATAATAGTGAAGCTATTATAAAAAGCACAAACAATTGGTTAGGTAAATTTCAAACTTCAGGAACGTTAGCTAAAGAAGAAGTAGAAGCAATAGCTAACGCATCTACTAATGCAGCTTTTATTTCAGGATTAAATAAAATTAGGCGCAGTTATGGTGAACAAACTATACCTACAGCAAATACACAAGAAGTCGATACAACAACTATGTCAGATATAGAAAGTATGATGGCAGATAAAAGATATGGTGTTGATAACAACTATACTAAAAAAGTAGAAAAAGCTGTCTATGATTTACATGGAGAAAAATACTAATGGCTAAAAAGGGTTTATATGCAAATATGAATGCCCGTAAGAAAAAAGGAATTAGCAGACCTAAAAGTAAATCTACGGTGTCTGCTAAAGCTTATTCTAATATGAAAGCGGGCTTTCCTAAAAAGAAAAAAACATAGTTATACGTACTGCTATTACTGACAAAACTCCGTAGTCAGTTTGAGATAACAATCTATTCTGGATATATTAAATTAACTGATAACCTATCTCTAATGGGCCAGTTTTATGGGATGCACTTCGCCCCGAAAGTGTAGCTACCTGGCCCACGGATAACCAGCAAGCGAATTAGAAGATTTTATTAATTAACTTAAAAGGATAAAAATATGGCATTAAGTGTATCAAATGCTTTTATTACATTATTCGATTCAGAGGTAAAGCAAGCTTATCAAGCTGGTAGAGCCTTGGCTGGTTTAACTAGAGAAAAAAATAATGTAGTAGGACAAACTGTTTCATTCCCAAAACTTGGAAAAGGAATAGCTACGATTAGGACTCCGCAAACTGACGTAACCCCTTTATCGCTTGATTATAGTACAGTAACAGCGACTATGACGGATTACATAGCAGCGGAATATTCTGATATATTCAATCAAACAAAAGTAAACTTCAACGACAGACAAGAATTAGTACAAGCTGTAGGCGGAGCAATATCAAGAAGAATGGATCAAGTAACAATAGATGCTTTAGTAGCAGCTAGTGGAACTGGGACTGTTGCAAATACTATTGCAGAAAATGGTTCTTCTGGTTCTGCATCTGGTTTAAATACTGGTAAAATTCGTGCAGCAAAAGCTATTCTTGACCGCAATAATGTTCCAACTTCAGATAGAACTTTATTAATTCATGCTAATGCTTTATCTGCGTTACTAGGTCAAACAAGTGTTACTAGCAGCGACTTTAACAGTTTAAAAACTCTTACTGACGGTGAAGTTAATACTTGGCTTGGTTTTAACGTAGTAACAATAGGCGACAGAGATGAAGGCGGATTAGCAATTGATGGAAGTTCAGACCGAATTGCGTATGCATTTGCAAAATCTTCAGTAGGTGTTGGAATGGGTATGTCCCAAAAAACATCTGTTGATTATATTCCAGAGAAAACTTCATGGCTTTGTGCATCAATGTTCACGGGTACGGGAGTGGCAATAGATGCTCCTGGAATCGTAAAAATAACTTGTAGGGAGTAGTAAATATGGCTTTTTCAAGAACTGGATGGAATCCAATAGGCGGTCAATCTAAAAAAGGTTCAGCGCCACAACTTTGGTCATACACAAGCACAGACAGTATTGCTGACGCAAATAGCGCTGCATATTTTAATAATGTATCGGATGAAGTAAGTGTAGGAGATTTAATCTACTGCGTAACTTCAACTGGCGGTACAGCAGTTGCAACACTTGTATATGTGTTAACTAATGCGTCTGGAGTTGTAGACGTAAATGATGGAACTACTTTAGCTAATACAGACGGTGATTAGTAGTTACGAATAATTAAGAGGAGAGGTTATGGCTTCAGGCGATACTAAATTATCTATATGTTCGGATTCTTTAATAATGCTTGGAGCAGCCCCCCTCTCCTCTTTTTCCGAAGGAACAGACTCAGCCCAGGTATGTGATAGATTGTATGATGATATTGTTGATACAGTTATTGCTATGTATCCCTGGACATTTTCTTATAAAAAAGTACAGCTTGCAAGAACTACAGATACTCCAGTAACCGAATGGAAATATGAATATCAATTACCATCCGATAGTATTGGTTCTGGAGTTAGAGCTTTGTTTACAACTAATTCTGCTGGAGCAAGACCCGTTAACCAAGGGTGGGAAATTTTAGAAGATAAACTATTAACAAATTTAGAAACTGTTTATGTTGATTATCAATTTAAACCATCTGAAGCAGTTTTACCAACTTACTTTATACAACTTCTTAAATACTGGATGGCTTGGCATATAGCTGAACCAGTTACCGATCAAATTACTAAAGGAGAATACTTTCAATCTTTAGCAGTAGGTTCACCGTCAGAAAATACTAGAGGTGGATTATTTAGAGTAGCTGTTAATATAGATGGTCAAAATCAGCCTAACCAGGTTATAGAGGATTTTGATTTAATATCTGTGAGGTATTAGATGTCAAGGCAAGTACAAATACAAACAAACTTTAGTGTAGGCGAACTAGACCCTTTATTAAGAAGTCGAGTTGATTTGCAACAATATTACAATGCTTTACAAACAGCCAATAATGTTTTTATTCAACCTCAAGGTGGAATTAAAAGAAGAGATGGATTAAAATATATTGCTGAGTTACCTGCTGCTGCTAATCCACAAAATGGTGTAAGGTTAATTCCTTTTGAATATTCTGTAAATGATTCTTATATGTTTGCGATTGTAAATCAAAGAGTTTATATATTTAAAAACAATGCTTTAATTACTAATATTAATGGAAGCGGTAATGATTATTTTGCTGTATCTGTTTTAACTTCTGCTGTATTAAGCAATTTAAATTTTGCTCAATTTGGTGATACTATTATATTTGCAGAAAATGATTTGCAGCCTCTTAAAATAGTAAGAGGTGGTAATGATGCTACTTGGACAGCAAGCAATATTACATTTTCAACAACTCCTTTACATGCTTTTACTTTAAGTACAAGTAATCCTAATGCAACAATAACTCCTAGCGCTACAAACGGAAACATAACTGTTACATCAAATAATAGTGTTTTTACTGCCGATCATGTAAATCAATTTATAAACATAATTTCTAATTTTGGCCGTTTAAAAATTATAGAATATGTAAGCGGAACAAGTGTTAAATGCAACGTAATAACAACTATGTTTGATACATCTGGTATTACAGTTAATAATTGGGAATTAGAAACGGGTTATGAGGCAGCCTGGAGTAATAGTAAAGGATGGCCTACATCATGTACTTTTCACGAAAGTCGATTGTATTTTGGAGGCGCAAAATCTTTAACTACTAATATATGGGGTTCAAGAGTAGGAGATTTTTTTAATTTTGATGTGGGAGAAGGTTTAGATGACGAGGCTTTAAATGCTGAACTTACTACGGATAGTTTAAATTCAATACAAAATGTATTTTCAGGTAGAGATTTACAAATATTTACTACTGGCGGTGAATTTTATATTCCGCAAAGTGTTAACGATCCTATTACACCTGGTAATTTAATGGTAAAAATAGCAACTCGTAATGGAATTAAACCAGGAGTGCCAGTAGCAGGATTAGATTCTGGAACTATTTTTATTCAACGGTCAGGAAAATCTTTAAATGAAATGATTTTTACGGATGCAGAATTAGCTTATACAACTTCAACTATAAGTTTAATGTCCTCTCACTTATTAAATGACCCAATAGACATTGCTATGCGAAGAGCAACGTCTACAGAAGAGTCAGATAGATTATTTATTGTAAATGCAGGAGATGGCTCTTTAAGTGTATATTCTATATTACGTTCTCAAAATGTTGTAGCCCCTTCTAAGTTTACAACTAATGGAACATTTAAAGCTATAGGTGTTGATGTAGATGATACTTATACAGTAATAAACAGAAATTTACAAAATCTCCAAGCTACTTGCACAGTAACAGTTTCAGATTATGCAAATATAGCAACTGGATCAACTATAACATTAAAGAAAAATGATGGAACTACAGTTACTTTTACTTCAACAACGGGTACAGCATCAACTAATCAATTTAAAACGGAAACAAACAATAATACTACAGCAGCAAATTTAAAAACTACAATTGATGGCCATAGTGATTTTTCTGCAACAGTTAGTAGTGCAGTTGTTACTGTTACTAGATTAGATAGAGGCGCTAGTAATTTAACAAACGTATCGTCTGATGCTACACGATTAACAACAATAAATTTTACTGGAGGTCAAACTTCTAAATATTTTGTAGAAGTGTTTGATTCAAGCTTACACACAGATGCAGCTGTTTATGTTTCCGCTACCACATCTACAGCTACAGCTGCTCATTTACCTCATACGTTAGTAGATATTTTAAATGATGGAAATGTGGAAGCGCAGCAAACATTAAATGGTAGTGGTGTAGCAACATTAACTAGGTCAACTGCAAGCAATTATGAAATGGGTTTTCCGTTTATAATTGATATTAAAACTATGCCAGTAGAGCCAAGACTGCCAAGTGGCTCAGTTAAAGGATTTAAAAAAAGAATAGTGCAAGTAAACGCAGAAGTGTTTGAATCTAAAGCTATGTCTATTAATAATCAATTAGTAGCTTTTAGGCAATTTGGAGAAGATGTTTTAGATTCTTCTGTTACAGCATTTACTGGACAAAAGCAAATTGGGCCATTGCTTGGGTTTGATTATGAAGGCTCAATAACTATTAGTCAGAGTGTTCCGTTAGCTTTAAACATTTTATCGCTCGACTACAAAGTATCGTTAGGACAATAGATGGAAATAATAGCAGTAGCAAGCGCAGTAGTAGGAGCAGTTGGTCAATATAAAGCAGGTCAATCACAACAAGCAATGTATAAATCTCAAGCGGTTTGGAATAATATTCAAGCAGAACAAGATGCTATAGCTTATGAGCAAGAAGGAGTAAATGCTTTAAAGAAAACTTTAAGAACAATAGCTACTATAACAGCAAGAGGAGCAGCTGGAAATTTAAATCCTTGGGCTGGTAGTACGGGTAATTTACAAGATAATGTTTTAAATGAAGGATTTACTGATTTTAATATAGCAACCATGAACGCAAGTAATCGTAGAAAAACGGGCGCATATCAATCTGGAATTTATAAAGCTGCTGGCAAATCAGCTTATCAACAAGGAGTATTTGGAGCAGTTACAACAATAGGCGGTGCAGCTGCAACGTATGGATCAATAGGTTCAAAACCTTCAGGCGGTGGTGGTGGTGGATTTAACCCCAATAGTTCTGGTGGCCAAGGGCCAATATTTGGATATTAAGAATGGCACAAAGATACCCTACATATGATAGCGCAGGAAGAAGAACTATTGCAAGAACACCTGGCATAGATCAAGCAGCATTAAGAGAAGAAGCTAAAGGTTTTTCAAACATGGCTGCTGGCGCAAACAAAATAATGAATTTTGCTTTTGGTAAGCTAGATCAAAAAGCTAAAGTTGAAGGCGCACAATATGGAGCAACTAATCCTCAAGAGGCTATGAAACAAACTAAAGGTCAATCTACTACATTTGACCAATATGCTTTTGGTGCTGCTGTAAAAGTAGCGGGTTCTCAAATAGAAACACAAGCACGAAATCAAATGGGTAAAGCATTATTAGAATGGAAAGATTCTAAAGGCGATCCAGAAGAACTTAAAGCAAGATTATTTAATATTAATGCTGGGTTTTCTAATGCTATGGGAAGTATGGATGCTGTAAGTGCAGCTGGTATAAATCAAACTTTAACCCGATTATCAAATTCTGTATATTTAGATTATACAGAAGATTGGATGAAAGAACAAAAGGCCTCATTAAAAACAAACACAATGATAGGTATAGATCAGCGAGTTAAAGGCCTGGAACTTATGGGCCGTCAAAATATTTCCCCTGAACAATTTGATGAAAACTTAATTATTGAAATAGATGAATTAAGAAATTATATGGAAGGCAACGGTTCTACTCCTACTGAAATAGGTAATGCTATAATACAAGCACAAACATTAAGCCAAAGGTCTAGGGTTCGTGGAGCTTTTGAAAGAGCCGAAGATAAAATTGCTTTTGCAGCTGCTTTTGAAAAAGATTTTAATAAAAGAGAAAATCTTGCTAGAGGCCTGGATGAAGCAGACCAAAAAACATTATTAGGAGAAATGAACACAAAAATAAATTCTATAAATAGTAGAAATAATGCAGCTAAAACAGAATTAGATAATCAATTTGCTGATCTTAAAAATGTAGTTACAGATGGTTTAGACCCAGGGGATCAATTGTTAAAATTAAAACAACAAGCTACTGAATTAAATCATGGCGAATTATATTTTCAAATTGAGCAATTAGAAAAAAATGCTGGAATATATCAAAGAGTTAGACAGATGTCTGTAGAAGGCGCTCAAAATTATATTAATGAATTACAGAATGAACAAAGAATAGATACAAAAACAACTCCTGAAGAACGAGAACTTTTAAAAGATTTAGAAAGTATATTATCTGATATTACATCTGATAGAGCTGATGAAGAAGCTGTTATTGGCGAAGCAGAAAATATAATAGATAGAGGATTTTTGCCTGGGCCAAAGTTAATGCAAAAACTTCAAGATGGTTATGAACGTTACAAAGATACAGCTTTAGGCGAAAAGTTTGACATATTGTTAGATAATTTAGGTTCTTTAAAAAAAGGAGAAACATTAAATCCTTTAGAATTAGAAGAATTTATTAAAGAAACAGAAACATTACTTGAAGCTGGAGTAGAAAATCAAACTCAAATAGATTTAATAGATGATTTAAAAACTATGCAAGGCAAAATGAAAACAGCTTTAAGTAATGACCCGTTATCCTGGGCGAAAAAAACTAGAGATGATTTTCCAAATTTAGCTATTGTTGATGGTAAAGTAGATACAGAAAGTGCTAATGCTCGTATTAATTGGGTAAATGGATGGTCTGCTGAAATGGCAATTCTACCTAAATATTTTACGAATAATGAAAAAAATACAATAATTAGCGGGTATATGGCAGCTGACGTTAATAATAAAATAGCTTTCTTATCTGGATTAAATGAATCATTTGGTATTCATACTATGGACGTTTTAGAAGAATTACATGGAAGCAGCAAGGACGGGCAAAACTTAGCTCACATAGGCGCACTTACTTTAGGAGGCAATATAGATATTGCTGAAGATGCTTTTTTAGGTATGGAGCTAGATCAAGAAAGTATAAAATTATATTTTCCAGAAGGCGGTACTGTAAAAACAGACATGGATCAAATGGTAACAGAAGCAATATTTGGCGCTCAAATTCAAGGCGCTGAAATGGGAAATATATCTGAAGTAACTAGAAATGCTTACACGCAAAGACATATAAGAAGTCGCCTTAAAGAATTTGATGCTGATTTATTTCAACAAACATTACAAGAAGCTGCTGGAGCAAGATTTATTAATGGAGATCAATACGGAGGCATTATTACTTTTGACCCAGATACTCATGGTACAAAACATCAAGTTATGATTCCCAATAATATTGTAGCAGAAGATTTTCCTGATTTAATAGATTCTATGGATGAATTAGATTTTTTTATGAACACAGGAAATAAATCCTTACATTTTTTAGATGATGATGGCAAAGGAAAACCTTTAAAAAATTATGAAAGATATAGAGATAGATTTCATTTTACATCTATTAGCGCTAATGAAGTTGTTATAAGTTTATACCCATCTACTGGAGATGACCCGCAATATTTTGTAGATGAAAATGGAGAAAGACTTATTTTAGATTTAAGAGAACTCCAAGATTATATGATGCGGAAACAAGAAGTAGTACCAGGAATGGCACAGTAGATGTTTTTTCAATCACAAAAAGATGCGCTACAAAGATTACCAGATAGTTACATTGGTGGAGAAAGAACTGATTTTGGAGAAAACTATGAAGCGGGTAATAGGCAGCATAAATTAGCCAGTTCTTTTTATTCTAAAGGTGCTGGTTATAGTGAAGCATTAGAACCAATACTTGCAGACATACAAAAAAAAACGGGTGTAACAATAAGTAATTTTGGAACATTAAATGAAGGCGGAGCAATAGGTTATCAAGGAAGAGAAGTTGCAGATAAACTTCAGTTAGGTATAGATTCTGTTAATAAGATATATAATGACAATCCTAATATATATAAAGACCAACCTTTATTAACTAAAGATTTTTTACAGTTTAAAGCTGGTGAACTTTCCAGGGCTGCTGAAGAAAATTATTTAGATGTAGCATCCAGGTCTGATAGCATTTGGGGCGGTTTAGCTGCGGGCGCTAGAGGAGAATTGCTGGATATATTTAGAAACCCTATGACAGCTATTCCTATGTTTTATGGAGGATTTTCAGGTAGCGTTGCAAAAGTATTTTTAAGAGAAAGTCTTATAGCTGGCGGTGAAGTAGCTTTTACTAGACCAGCCATAGCATCCTGGAGAAAAAGTGTAGGACTAGATTATACCTGGAATGATTTTTTAGTAGAAGTAGGAACAGCTTCGGCAGCTGGTGGTTTTTTAGGTGTAGGAGTAAAAGGAACTGTTGCAGGAATAAAAGCATTAAGAAAATCAGGAACTCGCATTCCTAAAAGTATAGAAGCAGAAATTAATAAAGGAGAGATGGATTTAGAAGATTCTCAAAACAATCCTTTAAATTCTGGAAATCCTTTAGACGATCAACATGAACATACAACAAGAATTAATGAGTCTATTAAAAATATTATAAATGATGAAACAGCTGCGCCTTTAAGTGAAAAACCTATAGCTAAAACAAAAGCTCCTAAAAATATAGACACAATTATGAACGATACAACACCAGAAGATTTTGAAGTGTTTAGGCCTAATGATTTAATTGTAGACGCAAAACAATTTCAATTTAAAGAAGGCGGAGATAAGTTTGGAGTATCCGATAGATTGAAAAGTGTTAAAACATGGGAAGCTGAAAAATCTGGTAGCTTAATAGTTTATGAAAAATTAGATGGTAGTAAAATTGTTGTAGATGGCCATCAAAGATTAGGATTAGCAAAAAGAATTGCATCTCAAAAAGACGGGCAAGACCCAAAATTAATTGGGTTTGTTTTAAAAGAGTCAGATGGCATAACTCCAGAAGAAGCTATGATTAGAGCTGCTATGAAAAATATTGCTGAAGGTACGGGATCGCCTATTGATGCAGCTAAAGTATTAAGACTAGATTCTTCCAGGGCTGCTAATTTACCGCAAGCATCAAATCTTATTAGAACAGCCCAGGCATTATCTAATTTAAGTGATGAGGCATTTGGAATAGTAAACAATGGAGTAGTTCCTGGGAGGTTTGCAGCTATTGTAGGACGGTTAGTTCAAGATAAATCTAAACATGCAGCTATTTTAAAATTACTAAATGAAACAGACCCAAGCAATGTTACGGAAGCTGAGTCAATAGTAAGACAAGCTATGAATGTAGAATTTACAACAGCTACTAATGTGGACTTATTTGGCGAACAAAACATTACAGAAAGTTTATTTAAGGAAAGAGCAACTATATTAGATAAAGCTTTAAAAACATTAAGAGCCGATAAAAACACATTTAATAATTTAGTAAGAAACCAATCAAGAATAGAGCAAGAAGGAAATCAATTAGCAACAAATGTAAACAAACAAAGAGCTATAAATGATGCAACAGCATTACAAATAATACAAAACTTAGCAAATAGAAAAGGAGGAATATCAGATGCCTTATCGCAAGCAGCGAAAAAATTCAAAGAAGAAGGTAGTCCAGCAAGTGCAACCCAAGACTTTGTTGACGTTATCAGACGAGAAATTCAACGAGGCAACATTAGCGGGGATAGCCTTGGCACAATTGGACGCAATATTGATGTTGAAGAGGAAGGCCTTGAAGTCGCAGCTAGTCCAAAACAGTTAAGTGATTTTGACGATCCTATTAATGGGCCTGGAACAAAAACCCAGGGCGATATTTTAGAAACACAATTTAAAGAAGAGTATCCAGTTAAAGAAGCTTTCCAAGAAGATGTTGAATTAAGACAAGATTTAAAAAAAGTTATAGATGAAGGAGCAGATGAGGTTACTATAGAAGCGCATCCAGCTGTAGTAAAAGCTATAGATGAAGCCTTAACAATTCCTTTAACATCAAATAGTAAAAATTTTAATACAGATGCTTGGTGGCAAAATAGAAAATTTAATTTTGGTAAAGAAACAGTATCAGGATTAGACCAGGCTATGGCTAGGTTATTTGAAAGCGCAAAACGTTTAGCCTGGGAAGATGACAAACTTGTTGCGCCAGACATGCCCGTTCTTAAAAATAAAGAAGCTACTATTATCTTAGGGCCTCCAGCAAGTGGTAAAAGTACTTTAGCAAATCGCATAGGCAGAAAAACAAAAGCAATGATTATTGATTCGGACGAAGCAAAAAAAGTTTTACCAGAATACAAAAATGGATCAGGTGCAAATGCTGTGCATACAGAAAGTAAAATTATAAGTAATGCTTTAAGAGCAGTAGCAACTGATGAAGGATGGAATGTAATTGTACCAATAGTAGGACATACTTCAAAAAAAGTAACCAAACAAATAAAAGAGTTTAAAGATAAAGGATACAAAGTAAACCTTATATCTATGGACGTATCTGGTAAGAATGCTTACAAAAGAATGTTTCAAAGATTTATAGATACTGGACGATTGATACATCCTGATTATGTAAAAAGCATTGGCGATAAACCTAAAATTGTATATAATAAATTAAAAGGAAATGTAGATGGCTACGGACAAATTGACAACAACCAACCTTTCGGACAAGACCCAACCGTCAAAGAAATCAAAGGACTCCCTCTACAAGGGGAAGATTTTTCAGTACGACAAGGCGGAGGATTTAGCGGACAACAATTCTCAAGTGGCGATAGCATTAGCGAGAGCTTGGAAGAAATCCCAATCGGAGAAAGAATAGACCCTGAAACTGGGGACGTTGTTTCTGAAACTTTAACTCCTAAACAAATATTAGCAGATATAGAGCAAGATAGAACTATGTTGCAAAGACTGGAAGGTTGCGTATGACATTTCGTAATTGTGTAATCAATGGAGAAAATGAAGGGGTAATAACAAAAGAACAAAGCGCTAAAGCATTAGATACTTATGAGCAGCTTAAATTGCAATATAAAGAAACTTTACCAGAACAAGCTGCGGAGGCCCAGGCTGCAAAAGATACTTTTGATGCTTTAAAGAATGAGGCTGCACATAAAAGAAGAATTACTTTAAAACAAGCTCAAGCCTGGAAACGTATTAAAAAAGATATAGACGAGTTTGCTGGCGACCCAGGTAAAGCAGCACAAGCATTTATAGCAGCGCATGATGGAAGAGCCAGGTATGCTAATTTAGAAAAACGGACACAAACAATATCTAGGCAAGCATTTCAAAGAATGGATAATATTTTAGGTACTTTTAGACGAGGCTTAACGGGTGCAAAAAATACAGCAAAGCAACCTAACATGGTTAGAGAAATATTTGGAAATGATACGGGAGATATTGCTGCTAAAGAAATGGCGGATGCTTGGAAACAAACAGCAGATTTTTTAAGAACAACTGCTAACAATTTAGGAATGCGAATAGCTAATAGAACAGACTGGGGGTTACCTCAATCACATCATACTCTAAATATTAGAAAAGCTGGGATAGAACCCTGGATAGATGAAATAACTCCTATGCTTAATACAAATAAAATGATTGATGAAATGACGGGTAAACCATTTAGTAAAGAACAATTATATTTAGAATTAAGAAAAGTCTATGACACAATAGCTACAGATGGTGCTAATAAAGTTAAAGATGGAGCAAGTCGGTTTGGTAGTAAAAGTTTAGCTAATAGACGACAAGATCATAGATTTTTAGTTTTTAAAGATGCGGAGTCTTGGATAAAATACCAGGATAAATTTGGTGAGCCAGATGTTTTTAAAACTATGGTTAATCATATTGAAAGTATGGCACAAGACATTGGAGAACTAGAAATATTAGGGCCTAATCCTGCTGCTATGAGAACCGCTATTAAAGGATACGTTACAAAACAAGCAAAGATTTTAGATTCTAAAGGCGGAAAACAAAATGCTACAGATAAAGCTAAAAAAGATTTAGCTAATTTTGATAACTTGTATAGCATTCATAGCAGGAGAAACAATCAAGCAGTAGATGGAACTATGTCAAATATATTAGCGGGTGCTAGGCATGTTTTACAATCTGCACAATTAGGAGCTGCTCCTATATCAGCTATTACAGATTTTCAAACACAAAGACTAGCAGCAAGAATGGCTGGCATACCGCAAGTAAGATTGCTAGGAAGATTATTAAAACAGCTTGCTCCTTTAAATATAGAAGAAAAAGGTCGATTAGCTGTTCGTTTAGGCCTAGGCGCTGATAACTGGACAAACACAGCTATATCTGCTTCAAGGTTTTTTGGAGATGTTACTGGCCCAGAAGTTACTAGACGTATTTCTGACTTTACTATGAGGCTGTCAGGACTATCTCCTATGACTCAAGCTGGTAGACAAGCCTTTGGGTTAGAATATTTAGGACATATGGGAGATAATATTGGTAAAACTTTTGACGAAATAGACCCCGTAATGAAAAAAAGTTTATCTAGTTATGGTATTGGAAAATCAGATTGGGATATTATTAGAGAAACTCCATTACATAAAGGTTTTGTTGATACGTTAGCAATACAAAATAGAACTGATTTAGCACCTGGAAGAGTAAGAGATGTTTCAACAAAATTAATGGATGCAATTTTAACAGAAACAGAATCAGCTGTCCCCTCCTCTAGTTATAGAGCTAGGAATTTTTTAATAGGAGATACCCGTCCTGGAACTGTACCAGGTGAACTTATTAAATCTTTTGCTATGTATAAAAATTATTCTGCAACGGTTCTACATACTCATATTATGCGTTATTTTCGCATGGATGGCACAGCAACAAAAGCTAGTTTTTTTGCAGATTACTTTATAGGCACTACACTTATGGGTGGGTTAGCTATCCAATTAAAAGAAATGGCTAGAGGTAAAGACCCTAGGCCTATGACAGATGCTAAGTTTTGGGGCGCTGCTACATTACAAGGCGGAGGTTTAGGAATATTTGGTGATTACTTATCTTCATCAACAAGTAGATTTGGTAATGATTTATCAACTACGGCAGCTGGCCCAGTAGTAGGATTAGTAGGAGATATAGGTCGTTTAGCTTTTCAACCAGATAATATTGGCACAAATTCCATTAAATTTTTATCAAGATATACTCCTGGTTCTTCTACCTGGTACTCAAGATTAGCTTTTGAAAGATTAGTTTTAGATAGATTAATGGAAATGTCTAATTCTAAACATAGAAGTTACTTTCGCAGAAAAGAAAGAAATGCAAGAAAAAATTATGGCAATCAATATTGGTGGAAACCTGGCAAGAATGTTCCTAGTAGACCGCCAAATGTCAGTAATGCAGTTTCAGAAAGGTAGTATTTTTTTGACAATTTTTTACAATAACCAAAAGGAAGTATTAAGTTATGGCAGATTATAGTATTACAGCCGTTACCAGGCGAGCAGTATTTACGGGAAGTGCGGGCCGTGGCCCTTATTCATTTACCTTTCCCGTATTAGCAGAAACAGATTTAGCAGTATTTATAGATAGTACTGCAAAAACAAGAACGACACATTGGACAGCTGCTATAAATGCTGCTAATGGCACGGGTTCAATAACGTTTGCTAATGGGGTAACTGAGCCAACAAACAGTAATACAATTACTATTGTGGGTGCTAGAGCTATTGAAAGAACTACAGATTTTGTTACCGCTGGTGATTTATTAGCTTCATCATTAAATACTGAATTAGATAGCCAAACAATATTTAATCAACAAGTTTCTGAAGATGCTGATAGAGCAATAAAAGCACCAGTATTTGATCCAGCTAGTATAGATATGACATT